TTTAACAACTGGGATCGGATGAAGCAGACCCTCAAAGGTCGCAGCACACATGACATTAAAATTCGAGCTTATGGCTGGGCAGAACAAACCGCAGGCAGTCAGTTTCCCATGTTTGGTGAGCAAAACATCTTCACCGACAGTGTTACTGAGCGGTGTCCAGAAGGGACAAACTACATGGTGGCTGATCCAGCCGGCGCCCGAAACTGGTTCATGCTCTGGGGTAGAGTTGACGAGTACGGTACAATTTGGATCTACCGGGAATGGCCTGACCAAAGCTACGGGGAATGGGCACTTCCTAGTGACAAAGCTGACGGTCGTGCGGGACCGGCACAGAGAAGTGGTGGCGGCCGCGGAGTGAACGAGTACACTGAACTAATTTGGTCCCTGGAAACACATGCTGACAAACGCGAGGAGATTGCAGAACGCTACATTGATCCGAGAAGCGCAGGAACGGAGGCTACGACTAAAGAAGGTGGCGTTACACTTTTGGACCTTCTGTTGGAGGCTTCTGAGCCACTTTACTTTCTTCCTGCTGCCAGCGTTTCAGTGGATGAACGTGTTTTGATCATGAACGATCTTCTCTGTTATGACAGGGAATCGGACATTGATGTTGCCAAAAACCATCCGCGGTTGATGGTGCATGAGAGTTGTCAGAACCTCATTTACTCTCTCAGAGAGTGGACAGGACATGACGGCCAAAAAGGAGCGTGCAAAGATCCAATTGACGCCTTAGGGTATTTAGTGGTAATGCAACCTAGCCACACATCACCATCATTCAGCAAAGAGTGGCAAAAGTTTAATAAGTGCGGGAGCTATTAAAGTTATGCCGAATACCAAGACTGACGTTTTAGCGATTGCGTCAAAAGATCCGCACGTTGGAGAGCTTTTGAGCGAGTACAACCGCGCAATGATCAATTCCAGTCAGGGGAATTTGGTCACCAAGTTTGACAATATCCGCTTTTGCCGGTGGCCTGGGCAAACTGATGATGGCAAAAAACACTCTGAAAACCGCTCAAGCGGAGACCCTGCATGGCCGTTTGAGGGGGCTTCTGACGTTCGCACCCGCCTAATCGACTCTACCTGTAACGAGCTTACCGCACTGCTTGTTGGAGCTTTTCAGAAGGCTGAGTTGCGGGCAAATAGCACTGAGCTTACGGACATGCCGGTGTCCCAGATTGGGACAACTTTGCTGCGCTGGATTCGTGACTGCAAGATGCCACAGCAGCTCTACAAAGAAGCTACTTTGGGCGCTCAGTACGCACTTCAGTACGGTTGGAGCGCCTTTTTTGTAGGTTGGCAGCAGAACATTGGCGTGCGCACTCAGGAAATCTCCATGGAACAAATCATGGGGCTGGCCCAACAATCCGGCAGCCAGGTGCTCATGGAGTTGCCCAATCTGATTGCAACCGCTCCTGAACAAGCTGCGGAGATCATGCAGGCAGCCATTCCAACACTCAAGGCATCTGATGCCAAGCGCATGGTGCGCGAGTTGGCTGAAACTGGCATGACTTCAATGGATGAGGAGTATGTCAGCCGTAACCTTCCTGAAATTGTAGCTCTTAAACCTTGGGATGAAATCATCTTTCCACCAGAAACTGCGGATCTTCAGCGGAGCCGTGTTATTTTTCGTCGCACTTGGATGTCTGAGGTTGAGTTGCGTGAAAAGATCACGACAGAAGGGTGGAACCCAGACTGGGTAGAGCGGGCGTTGCAGCAGATCGGCAAATCGACCACCTATTACAACATCAACCTGCTGCCGACGACGACCATGATGGTTTACAACGGTGTAAACTACATGAACATGGTGGAGATCGTCTACTGCTACACCAAGAGCATTGATGGAGACGCTCCAGCAATCTTCTACACTGTCATTTGTCCACAGGCGGCATCAAATCGAACGGAAGACTCTTCTTCTTGGGCAATCCACGAACGGCTGGACTATGCTCATGGGGAGTATCCGTTTGTTGAGTTCAGACGGGAGCAACTTCGACGGGCGATCACTGACACTCGCGGCATCCCGGAGCTGGCGACTACAGATCAAGATGAGATCAAGGCGCAACACGATTCAATTCGAGATCACACGGCCTTTTCAACGCTTCCCCCGATTAAGGTCATCAAACGAATTGGTGGAATGAACAAGGTCGGGCCTGGTGTACAGTTGCCCGTTACCAACCAGAACGACTACACCTTCATGGAGCCTCCGGCCCGTGAACCTACCGTGGCGTTCAACTTGATCCAGCGTGTTGAACAGCAGCACGCAGCCTATTTCGGCACCAATAACAACATGGTCTCGCCCATGACCACCCAGATGCTTCAGCAAGCACTGGTTAACACTTGGCTGCTGACTTGGCGCTCTGTTTTTCGGCAGATGTTCTCGCTGTGTTGCCAGTACATGCCAGCGCAGGAGATTCAGCGGATTACCGGCGGGCAACTGCCGCAGAATCTGTCTGAGATTCACAACGAGTTTGACATCAACGTCCGCTTTGACGTGATGAACATGGACAAGGAGTACATCGCACAGAAGGTGGACTTCCTGACCAAGATCAAGCAGATGGACACGGGTGGTGTGCTCAACGCAAACCGGATTACGGAGATGCTGATTCAGGCGATTGCTCCTGAGATGGCAGGCGAGCTGATTCTTAATCAGGAGCAGGCTTCCCAGAAGATGTTCAAGGACGTGCAGACTGACATCGGAATGATGCTGCTAGGGAACGAAGCCTTGTATCAGGAGAACGATCCCGCGGCGCAGACTAAGATGCAGTTTGCCCAGCAGGTCATGCAGAACAATCCCAAGGCTCAGCAGGCCCTTCAGACTGATGAGAACTTCAAAGCTCTCTTTGAGAACTATGTGAAGAATCTTCAGATGAGCATCATGCAGCAGCAGAACGCTCAGATTGGCCGACTTGGTGTAACTCCAATGCAGCAACAGCCGGGGCAATAACATGGCAAAGAAGCCAAAAGAAAAGTCCACTTCTGATGCTGGCACAGAAAAGACTGCGCAAGCCATAAGGGATGTTTTTGCAGAGCAGCAAAAGTATTTGGCAGAGCAAAATCGCACCAAAAGCTATGCTGATCTTTTGGAGTACGCCAAAAAGCACAACGATCTTGAGGGAATCAGACTAAACCCACAAAGATTTCCGAGGCCGTTAAGCATCTCTGCCGAGGAGACAGTCTCTCCTTACTATGGAGATGACTTTGAGCGACAGCAGACCGCGGCAATGGAGTACGCAAGAAGCCTTAAAAAGGACGAGTCTGGAAATTGGGGAAAGTCAGTAGTTCAGGTTGATCCTAAATACTATGAAGATCTCAAGAGAAAGGTTCCTGTAAAAACGGCAGAAGTTATTCCGCACTACAATGTGACAAGAGATGAGCTTGTTTTTCCAACTCCCGTTGACATTGCAAACTTCAAAATGTCACTAACTGACAAGCAGTTAGCTGAAAACAACTATGGATCTCAGGCCGATATGGCAAGGGCATTTAAGGACAAGCTGGGCGATTCCTACAGAGACACTATAGAGCATGAAGCTGGTCATGTTGCTGACAAGAATGTTGAGTTTTATCCAAAGCCACCATATACCATTAGTTCGCCGCCAAAAAGCGATCTTGGGTACATGGGAAAAGAAGATCATTTGGTTACCGGACTTGGAAAGATTCAAAGGGAGCGCTACGCAATGGAAGGCTCAAGAATTGAATCTCCAGAAGATTTTAAGAACTTTATTTTTAATTTGGCAAAGACTGAAAACACAGAAGAGGCAATTTCCAATTTTTCAGAGGAGGCCAAGCGCGTAATTCGTCCGCAGATCATAAACGCTAGGCAGGTTCAAAAATACTACGATGACCTAGACGCTTGGGAGAAAAACAATAGCTGGTTCAAGGGAAGTAGGCCGCCTGCTCCTGCCGCACAGTTGGATTTTCTTGAAAAAAGCGCCCAATTGATACCAGCTTTAACTCAAAACAAAAAAACATCACAACCAACAGCATGACACAAAGCGAACGAGCAGCTTACGGCTTTGCCGGCAAGAACCACATGTGGGATCAGATTATTGAGACGATCCAACAGATGCAGGAACAGCTTTGGATGGGTGCTGTTGGCAACAGCGTAAAAGGTGAAGATCGTATTCACGCTTGCGGTCAAGCCGATGGCGTTAACCTGGTTTATTCAACACTTTTAACTTTAAGATCAGAAGCATTAAAATTAAATGGCTTGACTGAAGACGATAATTTGGCATAACGCCACTAACGGGCCTTCCAGCGTTACTGGATTGTAGCATTACAAGGCACTTGCGACCTTAACCGCATGAACGAAAACGAAGCACAGCCTGACTCCGGTAGTCAGGAGGCAGAATCAAATACCGTTGCTCAAAAACTCGGCTTAATGGATGAAAGGGATCTTAGCCATCTCTTAAAATCCAGCTTCCTTAACGAGGAGGAGACGGCTCCGGTCCAACAGGAGCAGGAATTGGAAGAAGCAGTGGATTCCTCTGTAGAGGACGATCAGCAGGCTGAAGACGATTCCGAACCACACGACAACAGCTCTTTGACCAAGGGTGTCCAGAAACGTATCAACAAATTAGTTGCTGCGAAGAAGGCCGCTCAAGCTGAACTAGAAGCGCAAAAGGCGCGATTGACAGAGCTTCAGCAAGAATTGGAAACTACCAAGTCTTCAGTTCCTGCAAAGCAACAAGATCAAACTGAGTTTTCGGAAACGCTTAATTCCTTTGAACAGGTAAAAGCTGAATACGAAAAGGCAGTAGAAGTCTTGTTGTGGTGCGAAGACAACATAGATGGAGGCGTGATTACGTTGCCTGACGGCACTGAGCACGAACTTTCAGATCGTGATGTTCGAGCAATGAAGCGCACTGCTCTTAAGCGCAAGGAAGTTGAGCTTCCTGCTCGTCTAAACTACTTGCAACAGCAGGCACAGGCAGACGCTCAGATTACAGCCGACTTTCCTTGGTGGGGAAAACCTGAAACTGAAGAGTACCAAGTTGCTCAGCAGATTGTCAGAGATTTTCCTGAGCTTAAAAAGCGCAGGGCAGACTGGAAGCATCTAGCTGGACTGGTTGTTTTGGGAGCAAAAGCTTACGCCGAACAAAAGGCACGGGCAAAGAATCCAAATCAGCCAATTCGCAGAGCACCAGTTCAACCTGGGGCAGCCAAAGCCGCTCCTCCAAAAGCTTCTGGTGATACAGCGGTCAAAGCCAAACAGCAGTTTGCAAAAACTGGTGGCAGTCGTGATGGGTTAACCGATCTAGTAAAAGCAATGAACTTTGTTTAGTTCACGCAGTAAATCGCAGAAACTCACCTAATTGTATGGCAACACTACTCGAACCTAATCTCTCCGGCCGCGGTAAGCGCGAAGACCTCATGGACATGATCGCCTTGGTTGACGCCAAGGACACGCCGTTTTCTTCCATGGCGAAGAAAGGCTCCAAGCCTGGCAACATGTTCTTCCGCTGGCAGTCTGACAGCCTTCCAACTCCTCAGGTTGGTGGCACTCCGGACGGCGTGGACGTGAACCTAAGCTCTGGCGTTGACAACTACGTTGTCGGCTACCGTGCAGAACTCGCTAACTACGCCCAGATTTTCCGGCGCGCAGTTCGCGTGTCCAAGCTTACTCAGGACATCGCTGATGTCGCTGGTGTGCGTGATGAGCTGGCTGACAACGTCGCCAAGGCTATCACCGGCATCAAGCGTGACATGGAAGTGACCTTCACCTCCAATCAGGTGTCCCAGCTTGACACGGGCAACCAGACGACGCCTTACCGCACGGCTGGCGCTCAGACGTGGATTTCCGTGGCCGGCACTGGCACGCCAACTCCTGGCGATATTCCCTCGATCTTCCGCACTCCCTCTGCCTCGATTGTTGGCAGCGGCGCGGCTCTTGGAACTTCGCTGACGGACTCCATTGTGCAGGGCCTGCTCAAGTCGATCTTCGATCAGACCGGTCACTACACCTCGTTTGATTGCATCGTTGGAACGGATCTCAAGCGCGCTTTCACCAGCCTGCTTGGAACGACCAGCCTCACCACCACTTCCACTGTGGGCGTGACCGGCGCAGGCGCGACGAAGGTGCAGACCTTCCAGCGTGACGCTGCCGCGGACACCTACATCCAGTCGCTGGACGTGTTCCAGGGTGACTTTGGCACGGTGCGCTTGCATCCGACCACGTTCATCGGAACGGTTGGTGGTTCGCCGCTGACTTGGACCCCGACGCCTTTCAAGGGTCTCGTGCTTGACATGAACCTTCTTGAAGTGCGTTATGGTGGCAACGTGGCTCAGGTAACTCCGCTCACCGACAACGGTGGTGGCCCTGGCCGTCTTGTTGAAGCTGTTGCTGGTCTGGTTGTTGGGAACCCGTTGGGTCTCGGCAAGTTCGACTACAACGCTGCTTAATCTCGGACGCGAGATCGGGAACGCCGCCAAGAGTCAATGGGCGTGACACTCTGGAGAGACAGAGATTATAGCGTTAAGCGACACCTGTGGCTCCAAATGGAGCCAAACGCTTCTAGCACATGCGGCTAGTTGACAAGTGGTGTGACTAATCGGAGAGACGATTTTTCAGTTTAGCGACACCTGCCATGCTGGCTCCATGCCGGCGGCACGGACTGGGATTTCTCAGTCGAAGCAGTGGTGTGACAGCCGGAGAGACGGCACCATTTTATGACTGTACTTCCAATACCGATAATTCCAACATTGATTCAGCGCTACACCGGCGTGCAGGCGCCCGCCAACTTGGTGATGCTGGCTAACAGAAAGCCCGCTTCTAGTGGCCCTGAAGGCACCAGTGGCTCAGCAATGCCACCTAGCACGATTAACCCGTACAGCGGAATTTATGATGCGCAGGGCAAACTGCCTCAGATTCCTGGTGCAGGAACCATCTTCATGGCTCGTGTATGATTAACGTACCTGAAAATCTGGTTGGAGAGCTGGAAACGGAACTGCGTCGCGGCTGGTTGCGCAATCAAGTTGAGGCTAAGGCTGCCGCTCAATCTAATGCTCGGTTCAATGCTGAAAGACATAAATCCGTAGAAGGACTTGGTCAAAAGATCGCAACGATACCGGCAACAGCTTACCACTTTTGGGGTCAAAAGCTTGGATATGGATGCTGGAGTGACAAGGCATTTATGGACGAGTTTCTGCGTGACAACCCAGAGTGCAGGGTGAATAGTGGCGGGACAAAAGAGATTCACGTTGGTTGGACTCCACCTAGTAAATGAAGACTGTTCCATTTAGCGCAATTTTGGCTGAGTCCTGTCAATTGATTGGGCTTGACCGAAACACGCTAAATGACAAGTCGTTTGCTGCGATTCGGGATTTTACGAATCGGCGTCTGAGCATGATTTGGGATCGGGAAGATTGGCCCGATATTCAAGACATTGTTCAGGTTTGGCCAGGAACTCGCCTGTCAAACGTAGTTGCTGATCCGATTGAGCTTTTGACAGAAGCTGGAAACGAGCTTTTACAAGAGAACAATGATCCACTTTACACCCAGAACGAAGCTAACACGATTCCGGTTGTTCTGACCCTTGATCCAAATTACCCTCGGGTATACCTCAGGGATTTTGCGGATGAAGCGTGGCAGCAGGAAAAGATTGGTGAGACGAACGTCAGCATCATCAATCCGTTCTACATTCTTAAAGAAGACGGCACTCTAGAGTCTGCTGCTGCCTCACAGTACACGTTCACTTACACGGTTGGAGATCCAACAACTGACCCGTACATCACTTCGATTACGATTCAGATGCCATGGAGCACGCTACAGTGGTCTACAATTAGTGGCACTACCCTAGAGTTTACAAAGAATCCGCAGCCTATTGCGGTGGTGCAAGGGCAGGCAATTGGATGCTGGACTGGAGATCCGCGGAAGTCGTCACGACTGCGGGATGAGTCGTATGTCGTAGAAAACATGCCAAACCTGGACATTGACACTTCTGTGGCCACACAGGTGTTGAGCCAGGATTTGTTTGTGTTGCGGTTTGCAAACTTTAACTCCAAGTTTGTGTTGTTGCGAGCAGTGGCGCCGTTCTTGTTTGGCACACGTTACGATGCTTCGCTGGCGTACACCGCGGGGGCGCAAGTTTACTACGATCCAAGTCAGGCAAGCTCGGCGTACAATCCTCCAAGCAAAAACCTGCCGGTTGCTGGCAATTTTTGGAATGCTTTTGCCAATGCTGCGATTGGTATTTTGCCGGCAAATCCAAGCTTTTCTTGGAAACTACAGCAGATCCCTTTCCGATTTAAGGGGTATCTTGTAAACTCTGTTTCTGCTGATTTTATGCGTTCTGAAGGACGCCAACAAGAGGCTGATGCACTTGAAGGAATGGCTGAGTTTGCAGTACAGCAACAGATTGACGTATTGATTCGGCAGCAGGGTCAGGTGCGCAAGATGAACATGGTCTACACCTACTAGACATGATTACCAAGTTTATCAAAAAACGTAATGTTGATCCTGCAAAGGCGTTCAACAAAAACTTTGCCAGAATCCAAGTTTCTGGTAGCTCTCAAACCTTTCAGTTCAAAAAGACAGTGCCACCAAGTGCTGGGGCAAATTTTATTGCGACTGAATCTGGGTTTACTATCACGACTGAAAGCGGCGACAATTTGATTACCGGTTAATATGGGCGACAAAATTTCTCAACTTCCAGCAGCAACAACCGTCGATGGAACGGAACTTATTCCAATCGTTCAGGGTGGCGCGACCAAGAAGGTTACCGGCCTTATTCTTCGTAATCCTGCTGGTGTAGCCGGTGGCGACCTAGTTGGCACCTATCCTAATCCTACTCTGGCCGCTGTCACAACGGCACAAGCGTCCGTTGGATCGGGAGCAGCAATTCCGGTCGTGAGCATCGACGCAAAAGGACGTGTAATTGCTCTCAGTACGGTTGCCAATCCGGCGCTTACCACTGTTCAGATTGCTGGGTTAAGCACATTGCCTGCTGCTGCTTTGGCGACTACTGGAGTGGCTGGATTATCCACCTTTGTTGCTAGAGCAGACCATCAGCATGCTCGCCCAACTCCCGCTGAAATTGGTGCTCTTGGAGCAACTGCTGCTGCTGGCGGAGATTTGGTTGGCAATTATCCAAACCCTACTTTGGCTGCGGTGACCACATCGCAAAACAATATTGGAAGCGGAACTCAGGTGCCCGTGCTTAGTATCGACGCAAAGGGACGTGTGACGAGCCTTTCTAGTGTGCCGCTTGCTGTTTCGACCACTGCGATTACCTCTTTGACTGGAGATGTTGTTGCTGCTGGTCCTGGCGCAGCAGTAGCCAGCCTTGCAGTTATTACGACTGCCCAGAACAATGTGGGCAGTGGTACATCTGTGCCGGTTTTGAGCATCGACGCCAAAGGCCGCGTCACAGCGCTGAGCACTGTGGCGTTTTCGGCATTGACTACGGCGCAGATTGCTGGCCTTGCGACGACGGCGCCCGCGGCGCTTGCGACAGCGCCCGTGGTGGGGCTGTCTACGTTTGCCGCCAGGGCAGACCACCAGCATGTTTTCCCGACAGCCTCCGACGTGGGCGCACTGGGCGCAACGGCAGCCGCTGGTGGCGACCTGGCTGGAAACTACCCATCGCCAACTTTGGCGGCCATCACCACGGCACAAAGTAACGTGGGCAGCAGTACTGTGGTGCCCGTTTTGAGCGTAGACGAGAAGGGCCGAGTAACCAGTCTCACGACCGCGCAGATCAGCGGCGGCGGTGGTGGCGGGTTTACTGTGGCGGCACTGCAAACGCAAAGCCTGACAATCGACGCCACGTTTGCGCAAAAAATTGTCCCGTTTAATGCATCGTCTAATGTAACTCTAACAGTTCCAACGGATGCGATGGCATCAATTGCATCTGGGTCTGAAATTCAAATAATGAACCTGTCTGCTAATCAGGTTCAAATTTTAAATTCATTAGGAGTTAGTTTACTGTCATTAAATGCAGCTTCTGCTCTTACAGCTCAATATGCTGTGGCAAAGCTATCAAAAATTGCATCTAATTATTGGATTGCTAGTGGGGATTTAAATACAATTATAGACCCAAATTACTCAGATGTAGTTTCTCTTTTGCATCTTAACGGGTTAAATGGATCGACTGCATTTACAGACAATAGTCCAACTCCAAAAACCTGGACTTCTGTTAATTCTGCTGCGTTGTCAGATGCAAACTTTAGGTTTGGAACTGCAAGCCTTTTGCTTAATGGAACAACCCAGTACATTAGTACTCCTCAATCAACTGATTTTGATTTTGGGACGGGCGATTTTACTATAGAGGCGTGGGTTTACAGAAATGTTACCGGAAGTGTATTTAGCATTTTCAACAAATCTCTTGCATCAACAACCTCGGTTTATTTTTATATTGGAGGCGCTGGAGGGAATCAGTTGGTTTTGTTTACCAGTGGAGTAAACTTAAATGCTGGAAGTATTCTTGCATCAACATGGGTTTATGTTGCAGCTACTAGAGCCTCTGGAACAACTCGCGTTTTTATCAACGGAGCGCTTGCCGGAGCATCATCTAACCAGGGAACTAGCGCGACCGTTTCCAATATTGCAACTATAGGTGCCGTTTTTAATGGAACTACTGCCAGTAACTTTGCAAACGGACTTATTGATGAGGTTCGGATTACAAAGGGCTTTGCAAGATACACCGCTAGCTTTACGCCTCCGACTGCTCAATTCCCAGACGCATAAATTGCGTTGAACTAAATTAAATAACATGCCATCTCTTAACTCTCTCATCCTGGCCGGCGAAGTTTCCGGCTTCTGACAACCACAGTTTATGGCCAACATCAAGATCTCTGAACTTCCGGTAGCATCAACTGTTAGTGACGCAGATGTTTTGGTTATTAACCAAGGCACTACCACCAAACAGGTTACGCTTTCGATTGCCAAGACAGGTGTTTTGACGACGGCCCAAATTGCTGGGTTGTCCACGACTGCCCCTGCTGCGCTTGCTACGGCTCCGGTTGTTGGGCTGAGCACGTTTGCTGCTCGTGGCGATCATCAGCACATCTTTCCGACTGCTGCTAATGTGGGGGCACTGGGCGCTACCGCTGCTGCTGGAGGGGACCTGACTGGAAACTATCCGAATCCAACCTTGGCAGCGATTACGACTGCTCAAGCCGGAGTGGGAAGTTCGACGCAGATTCCAGTGTTGAGCATTGACGCCAAAGGCCGCGTGACTGCGCTTACGAGTGTTGCTGCTGCTGGTGGCACGGCTACGCCTACGGACGTGCAGGTATTCACTTCGAGTGGCACATGGACGAAGCCTGCTGGAGCTAGGTCTGTTGACGTTGTTGTGATCTCAGCCGGTGGCGGTGGCGGCTCTGGTCGCAAAGCGGGCGTTGGATCTCAGGCGTCAGGCGGTGGCGGTGGCGGTGGCG